GTATACACATCTTGGTTTGCCGTTGTGAGTTCGAGGGCAAGGGTGCGTCTTTTACGTTCTGCCATCTCTAGTTCTCTATGTAGATGATATCGAAACTTGCTGCAACTCGTAGGTCAGCATTTGAACTATCTGCTATTGCACGGAACTCGATATCGGTTTTTTCTGGAATTGGTTGTGGGCATGTGATATCCAAATGATATGAACCCTCAAACAAATCGAACTTGTTTTGTGTGCGGAATACACCGTTAAGTTCACGAGTGAGCATACGTATCGTGGCAACTTTATTGTTCTGTACCGTAAACGCAGTGGTGTCTACTTGAAACAAATAAGCTGTATAACCAGCAGGTACAGTCCACAAGGCCATCAATGTTTGTTGGTCAGCCGCTGAAACATATGCGTAGGTAGTGCCACCGTTAGCAATTGTAATGTTACCTGCGGATGCAGTACCGCTAGACACAAAGGCACGATACACACGTAAGAAGCTTCCTGTTGTTGTTGCGGTTCCCGATGCGTCTAGAGTTACTGTTTCAGATAACTCATTATAACTTGCATCTACACCTTGAATAGTGACTTCTACGTTTTCATCAGTAGCACCCGAACTACTGGTTGCTGTCATTGTCACGGCACTAGCTGGATAAGCATACAAGCCGCCTACATCCCAGATAGTTTCTTCTGAGTCGTCAATGTCGCCGTTGTATCCAAACTTAAATACACGTTTGTGTCCAGCAATTAAACCACGAGATACCTGTAGGTAATACGGAAACGAACCCACACCACCGCTGAACGTCATTACATTTGGATACGAGGTGATGGACATCTAAGTTACTTTTCTATGAGGACGTACTTTTTTAGCGATTTTCTTGGGTTGTTTGGCGGCTTGCTTACCAGCACGAGTTGCTCTTCTTTTAGCAGCAGTGGTTGCCGCATATTCTTTCTTCGACAACGCCTTGATTGCTTTTTCCGGTAGATAACGTTCTCCGGTTGCTTTGGGTCCCTGTGTGGATGGGTTTCCACTTGCGGTTCTCCACTTTTGCTTTGTCCAAGCCTTGAGGCTTCGCTGTGGGGCGCGGGGAGCCATCTTATTTCTCCCAATTGAACACGTCGCGGTGCTTCTTCCAAAACCAGTTACCAATTTTAGTGAAAGGCTTACCAGTATTTAGCAAACCCAACGCAAGGTATCTAATAAAAATCGATGTCATCTTCGATGTCATGGATTGCATCAAGCTTTTGATTTGCATCCATCCAGCTTGCAAGGGCGGCATCAAGCTTTTCCAAGTCGATTGTACAATGTTTGTAAGTGTATTCAGCATTCTTTTTCTGTGCCTCATATTTGTGCCGCAGGGCGTCTATTGCAAGTTGTCGCATAGGTTCTCCTCTGGCTCTATTATAGAAGAGAAACCGGTGCGTGTCAAACGTTTTGTATGATTAGCCAGAGAATAGGTAGAGTTAAAGCGACGAACAGGGCAATTATCCCAAACATAAATATATTGTAGATTAGCTGGTCTCTCTCTTGGGCTAGTCGTATCTGTTCCTCTTTTTGTTTTTTACGCAAGTCGGCTTGTATTCGAATGATGTCCTGCCACGCATTTACACCGTACTGTCCGATGATAAAGTTGCGGAGTTCGTTTTCCATCTGTTCAGCCTTCTTCTTGGCTGCAAATGTTTCGAGGGCTTCTTCTTCAACAGACCCGAACCGTCTGCCCTTTGCTTTGTTGTGTTCGTTCTTGACGGCGTGGATTGCGTTCATCCAGCGACCTAAGTCACCTGCCATCGACTCAACTTCTTTGCCTACCTCAAATCCTTTTTTGATTGCGCTGTAGGCTGTAGTAGCAATTCCGATAGCAGTGATTGGGTCCATTGTATCCTCATTTAGCTACGGGTTTGCAAACTGCTATTATCTTGAGTCGTTTTCCGTCTCCTATGGGAACAGACCGCTGGTTAGACAGCCGTTCCGCAAAGTATAAACATCTGTCAATATCTTTGAAACGTTGGGTTTGGTCGATTAGGGTTGCCCCCATGTAAACCGCAAGAATAAACTCAATCACGGTATCCGCCGCCAGCCTTTTTATAAGCTACGGCTAACATCTGGGCTTTACGTGCTGACCACTGTCCGGGTTTGCCCCCCTTACCACCGGCCTTAATTTGTTCGAAAAGTCTCTTTCTCATTGTGGGCTTAGTATAGTTGCCAGCTTCATTAACTCGACTTTTGCTCTTCGCTTTAGGCTTCGTCGGTTTGCTAGCTTTTCTAACCCTGCCACCTTTCTTGAGTTCTTGTTCTTTCTCCACGCTTTTAAGTTTTCCGGCGTTGGCTGATGCGTAGAAGACTTGTTCACCCTTTTTACCCCCGTAGGTTCGTTTCATGGACTTCATTACTTCTTTACCTTTGGATGTTAAGGGCATCAGTCAGACAATCCCATAATTTTCATTCCCTTTTCAGCGTAGACTTCAAACAGGCTTTTTTCTTCACTTGTAGCTGCTTTTCGAGACATATTAGTTTGCTGGGCAAGTGATTTTTTAGAACCCCCTGAACCACTAAGCTTGGTTTTACTGATTTGCTGCCCATTCCTGTAACTAATAAGCCAGCCATCTTCTTCTTTTGTTCCTGTAAAATTTGAAAGAACCATCAAAATTCTCCTGCTTTCATAGCGTCTGAAAGTTTAACGGCCCGCGAACCAACTTGTCTGGCCCACTTCGAATCCATCATTTCCATTCCGGCGATGTCAAACCGACCTTCGTGAATAGCATTCCACATCTTAACAAACTTGCACAGACGGGGAACACCCATATTAAATGCCATGTCCATGAGGATGAGTTGACGAACAGAGTCTAGATTTTCTACGCACGGATGAACCCGACACAGTTCGTTTTCGACAATACGGATATCGTTGAGGGCAAGATATCGTGCGTCTGCTTCTGTGATGCCGTGGTCGTAGACAATTCCCATGTTAGGGATGTCCATGTAATCTAGTTCTTCTTTGGTGATTCCCCGGTCCTTGAGATTGCGTCCGATACCGATAGTGTCGATGCCCAAGCTATCTTCGTAAACAGTCAGGACCATACCCTCATGTTCGATAAGTTTATCTAAGAAATGAGACGTGTTGTACTTCATTTGCTCGACCGTGTTTCCGTAATGCGGTGATTAGATGTTCCGGGGTGTTTGCCTTCGTGATTCATCCACACGGCGAACGCTCCTGTCATTGCGCCAGTTACAACAGATACTAAACCAGCCTGTGCTGCACTGGGTTCTGGTAAGGACATGAACCACTCGACTACACGCCAACTCATTAGCGTCATTACGAGCATCATAAATCGAGGTAGAAGTTTCCATTCAAGTATCTTTTCTGCAGCCATTATTTTTTACCGAAGAATTTAGTTGCCGAACGAACTCCAAAAGAAGCCGCAACGATGACTCCAAGTGAGTATTGATACCATTCAGGCATTTCGTTGAGTCTTGCAAATCCATTAGCAACCACATCTTCCATTCCGGGAACGAAGGCAAGGATTAAAGGAATACTAAACAAAATAGTCAGCCATTCGTCTTTCCACGAGGACTGACTACCTTTAGCCATTTCTAAATCCCAATCAATCTCACCGGTAGCTTTCTTTTGCATGACAACAGCTTCTGCCTGTGCCATAGCTACCTTCGTTGCAGACTGGGCTTTCTTTTCTTCAACTTTACCGCTCAACCAAGTGCTGGCTAAGTCGGCTACGGGTCCTATCAGTAAGTTTAACATTTCCACCTCTTGCGGGCTTGACGCAACCGGCTGTTCGGGTCGGCTGCTGCTTTAGGAAACTGTTTCATTTGTCCTGCAGACCTTGCACAGAAAGACTTGCGACGCTTGGCATCTTTGCTTCCGGGTTTTACTTTGCCAGTAACAGCAGTCTTTAATTTACTACCGGGATTTTTCTTCTTATACTCTTTTACGCCTTTTGCAGTCATTCCTGCGCCAGACTTGGTAGGGCGATAGTTTGCACCTTTGCCTGTTGTTGTTTTGCGTATCGGAGTTTCTTTTTTACGTGGCATAGTGGGTTTACCCCCGGCAAAGGTTATTGCTTATATCATAAAATAAAAAAGGTGTCAAGGGGGCAAGTTGCCCCGCCCCCAAGACTTTTTAGTTAGGCAAATGCAGCGGCTGCTGGGTCAACAGGACCAGCAGGAACCATCACAGCAAATACCCGAATCTTACCGTCCATGTCGGCGGTAACACCCAGCAGGTCCAGTGTATCGGCTGCTGAGTAGTATTTAGCTGCAGAACCAGTCTCCTGACCAGTTGCATTTTGAGCAATGTCAGTTACCCATGTGTCAGCAGCGTCGGCATCACCCATGTCGATGGTGCCAGCGTTGCTTCCTGCAGTGATAACTTCGATACCCGCACACAAAACAATCGTGTTCGCAGGAACCTTGATTACATCAATGGTATCTGCAGCAGCGAGGTTTGTGGTTGAGAAATCGAGAATTGCTTGAGCAAGGTATGCCTTTGAGCCAGCAGGGACTGCAACGGCATTATCGGTAATTGCGTAAGCTGTCATTAGTCAATCCCCCCTTAAGCTACTGTATCTACAACACCGCGAACGAGTGCTTCTGGGCGAAGGACTTTACGTCCAAACACATGAAGACCACGAACGATGTCGGAGAAGGTTTCAGTTGACCGAACTACTTCGGTTTTTGCAATGTGAGATGCAGTTGCAACGGCTGACATGTGACCAGCCAAAACAACAGACTCACCTGCAGCACCACTAACACCAGTGATGGTGATTGCGTCTGTGCCACCGGCTACGAGAGCGGTTGACTTGTAGCAGTTAAAGCCAGCAATCTGACCCTGCATTACAAGACCGTTCCGCAGTGGTGAAGTACCGTCGCCGGTTACCTGTACTTCTGCAAACTTTGCACCGGCTGAGAACAGCTTGGCGTAGAAAGCAGGAGCAGCAACGAACCAACGGTTCTCTTCTGGAACAGACTGCTCGTCAAGTTCTTTTGCCATTTCTAGCATCAGGTTGACAGCGTTGTCTGGAGCAGTGTGAACTGCAATTGGTGTACCTGCAGTACCCAGAGCAGTGTTGGTGTTCAACAGACCACCAGCAAGTGATGCGTCGTCAGCACCGGCAAGGCCAGCACCGTTAGCAATTGCTTGAAGGACGTTGAAGTCGTACTTGCGCTTCAAAGAGTATGCACCTGAAGAAGTAGCCAATGCCTCAAAGTTAACATGAGACTGACGCTCTTCGATGTCATCGATTTTGAACGCAAATGCGTTTGCTTGGTCAACAACCATAGTTGTCTGGTCGTCAGCCAAGTCTTGTGGGTTAACCACAGAGCCACGTGAGTAGGCACTTACTGTGATTGTTGGTTCTTTAATGATACGTACTGTATCGCCAAAGTTCTCAATTTCGCCAGCGTAATCAGTATTCGTGATGTCTTCAGCAACCGAAGCGCGACGAAAAAACTTGAGGACTTTTTGGCTAAAGATTTCCGGTGTAAAGTTACCGGAAGGCAGGTTATTGTAACCTGATGCCGAATTAAAAGCCATTTGCTTTTCCTTCCATTTTGAGGTTTAGGGTATTAAGAGTTGAAGTCGATTCGCCCTTCAGATCTCGCTAAGTCTAATTCGTTTTCAAACTTTTCAAACTCGTGCGATTTCATTTTGGCGATTTGCGAAGCTTTCCAAATGCGTTTGTCTCCGGTAGCTTCTGACGAGATGTCTTTTGCTTTTGGTGACCGAACTACGGCTGCTGCCGCTTCGTTTGATTTGGTCCGCTTCTTTGTTGAGATACCTTGATCTGCTTTGTACAAATCTAGGACTCGCGAGGCCCAACGAGCATCGGTATTGTTGTGGTAAATACCGTTGGAAATGCTTTCCGGTTGTTCGTCTAACCAAGCTAAGAACTTTTCATCCGCTTTGATTTCGTTAAAATCTGGATGATTGTTCATGAGTTCGCGATATGCGCTTTGAACCTTGAGTTCCTTTTCACGTTCTCGAATAACTTCGATTTCTTGTTCCAAGCCTGAAGCCCGTTCTTGTGCCTTCAAAGTTGCAATTGTTTCTACAACATCGAACACGTCTGGGTATTCTTGCTTGAACCTTTCGAGTTCTTCTGGTGATTTTGGCAGAGTAATGTTTTGGCTTGCGGCTGCAGACTGCATAGCCTGTTCCATCTCTTTTTCACGCTGCTTGAAGGCTTGTACCTTTTCGTCGTAGTGACGTTTGAGATCGTCGTAACGTTTTTTGTAGTCGTGGTCCCTTTCTTCGGACCCTTGTACAAAGGATGTTGCTTCTTTCTCTTCTGGTTCTTCTTGCTGCGCTTCTACTTCAACGTTGTCATCATCGTCTTCGTATACCTCATCCCGGTATTTTCCACGATATAGACC